CAGAAACACGGAGGCATGGTGGATAAGTATATTGGGGATGCAATGATGGCGATATTCAATGCTCCTTTAGATCAAAAGGACCACGAAACAAGAGCAATTGATTGTGCTTTGGACATTATGAAGAACATGGAAGACTTGAATGAAGAGTTTAAAAAGAAAGGAATACCCTCAGTTGCTATCGGCATAGGTATAAATTCAGGCGAGGCAGTAATTGGCAACATGGGTTCGGAAAGCAGGTTTGACTATACTGCTATTGGAGATGCGGTAAACACAGCAGCAAGACTTGAATCTGCGACCAAAGAAGTAGGTGTTGACTTGCTAATAGGCAAAAATACTGCTCAATTCACAAAATTTGAGTTAAACTTAATATCAACAATTAAAGTTAAAGGCAAGGCTGATGCCTTGGACGTGTATACAGTATAGGTGAATTATGAGTGATGAGCATTATCCTAGCGGCAGGTTTGGCGGCGACATGGATCGCAATGAAGTCGAAATGGACCTTAACAAGTTCATGGCAATGATAGAAGAAATCGGTGCTTTAAAAGACAAGATCAGAACTTTAGAAGACGTTACTAATAATAACCCTTATCAAAAAATTATCTTTGTAGCTCAAGCTGTTGATAGCTGGAGGATTTTTCCCAGAGTGTTTTTATCGGTTTATATGTACCTACTGTATTATACAACTTTCTGGTTTATGGATTTACCGGAGCCTAGTTTTGAACAATCGGGTTTAATTTCTATTGTTGTCGGTGCAGGGGCTGCATGGTTCGGTCTTTATGCAGGAACATCAGGGAGTTCAAAGAGTTTTAAGGGTGAAAAAGAATAAACGGAGAATAATATGGCTATTGGTTTAAGTAAGTGGTTTAAAGAAACGTTTCTAGGTATTGAAGAAAAGGTAGTGAGAAATCGTACTAAGAAGGGAAGGTATGTAGCGGACGATAAAGCAACGCCTAATATTAATGAAGCTTACACAACTGTAAACGTCAAAATAAAAAAAGATAAATGAAGCTGGCTATAGCCTTAGGTGTGGCTTTCTTTATATCGGCTTCTATTAATGCGATTATGTTTGCTAAATTAGATAAAGCAAAGATTGAGCTACAGACGGCTATTAATAATCAGGCGGTCCTTGAAAGAACTGTCCAAGATCAAAACGAACAGATCATAAAAGCACTTGAATCAGCTAAAAAGACTCAAGCCCAGATTCAAAACCTGAACACTCAGTATTCTCAAAGCCAAGCTCAAGTCACCAATCTAAGAAATAAATTTGCTAAACATAATCTTGAGGGCATGGCGCTAGCTAAACCTGGATTATTGCAAGGTAAAGTTAATAAAGCCACAGCCAGAGTAATGGTCAACCTAACCACAATAACAAACCCAGACCAATTTGATGAAAAAGCTACTGATAATACCACTACTACTAATTAACGGTTGCTCTTCGTTCTCTTTGTTCGGGGACAGGAGCAAAGAACCACAAGTCAAGCCTGTGGAAGTGGTTACAGTGGCAAAAAGAGCGCCAATCTATCATCCACCGCTGCCAGAACCTGTTGAATCAGCTCCGATTGAGTGGAGAATACTCTCTCCCGATATAATGCAGGTGTATTTAGAGGCAATTGAGGCTGGCGAAGAGCCAAGAGTCGCGTATTATGGGTTAACCTCACAGGGTTATGAGAATTTAAGCATGACAATGGGCGAAATTACCCGATATATAGAACAAATATTACACATTGTCGGTTACTATAAAGAGCTTGATGAGGAAGAGGAATAATGGCTTACAATAAATTTCAAATGCTTCCAGGGATTAACCGAGAGGGGACCGCCTTTTCAGCCCAAGGTGGGTGGTTTGACGGTAACCTTGTTCGGTTTAGAAAAGGGTACCCTGAGAAAATAGGGGGTTGGATCAAAGAACAGGTTGCCACTTATTTAGGCACTGGTCGTGCTTTACATGCGTGGGTGTCTCTAGCCACTACCAAATATTTAGCTGTTGGCACGACGGTAAAATACTATGTTAAAGAAGGGGATAATTTTTATGATATTACCCCAATAAGGGCTACAACTTCAGCGGGGGATGTCACGTTTTCAGCGAGTAATGGTTCCTCCACTGTCACTGTTGCTGATACTTCTCACGGCGCTAGTAAAGGAGACTATGTTACCTATAGCGGAGCCGATTCATTAGGGGGTTTGGTTATTGCCGCAGCGCTTAACCAAGAATACTCCATTGACTCCATTGTTAACGCCAACAGTTATAAAATCATAGCAAAAGACACAGACGGGGATACGATCACAGCTAATTCCAGTGATTCTGGAAACGGGGGCAGTAGTGTTGTTGGTGCCTATCAAATTAGCGTGGGTTTGGATAATTACGTGTCTGGCTCAGGGTGGAGTGCCGGTCCTTGGGGCGACGGAACCTATGGTTCTGCTTCGGGGCTTGCTTTTAATAATCAGTTAAGGATTTGGACGCACGATAATTTTGGCGAAGATTTAATTATTAACCCAAGAGCCGGGGGGATTTTTTATTGGACCGAGAACAACGGAACAAGTGTCAGAGCCAAGAGCTTAGATGATTTAGGGGCTAATTTACCCCCTACCTTAGCACTGCAAACTTTGGTTAGTGATATTGACAGACATGTTATTTGTCTAGGTGCAGACCCTTTAGATGATGCAGGAGTAGCTAGAACCAGTGCCATTGATCCCATGTTTATTTGTTGGTGCGATCAAGAGAATATTAATGAATGGAACCCTACTTACACTAACACCGCCGGATCGCTAAGGCTTTCGGCTGGAACTCAAATAGTGGGTGGACTGCGTTCCCGACAAGAAGTTTTAATTTGGACAGATGATGCGCTCTATAATATGCGGTTCATTGGTCCTCCGTATACTTTCGGAGTCAACCTGATTAATCAAGGGATAGGCCTGATTTCGCCAAAGGGTGCTATTAATGCACCACCAGGAGTTTTCTGGATGGACCGCTCAGGTTTTTATTCGTATACCGGTACTGTTAGTAGGGTCTCATGCTCGGTGCATGAGTATGTGTTCACTGACTTTAACCAAGAACAGTCCTTCAAAGTGTTTGCTTTCCTAAACCGTCAGTTTAATGAGGTGGGTTGGTTCTATCCTTCCGGTGACTCTTTAGAAATTGACCGTTATGTGACGTATAACTATCAGGANAAAGTTTGGTCTTATGGGCTATTAACTCGTTACGCATGGCTGGATGAAGGTGTACAGCCTTATCCGAGAGCAACCGGAGTAGACACAAATAACTATGTTTATAAACATGAAACAGGGAACGATGCAGACGGTTCACCTATGGACAATGTTTATATTGAATCCGGTGATTTCGCNTTGGACGGTATAGGNAACGCCTATACACAACTACAAAATGCTATACCCGATGTTCGTTTTCTCGGTGACGGTGGCTCGGACCAAGTGGTTAATTTTGTGTTAAAAACAAGAAATTTCCCCAATGAGACTTTAACAACCAAAAGCACTAGCCAAGTAACAGCAAGCACAACTAAACTTGATCTACGAGGAAGGGCACGACAAGCAGTGGTTCGCTTAGAGTCTGATGATGANGCAACAACAAATGAAAGACTTGGAGTTGGTTGGAGGCTCGGGGACATGAGGCTTAATACTAGGTCTGACGGGCGAAGATAGTGGCACGATTACTGGACACACGATTGCCCACCGCCATGGACGAAGTGGACTCCGATTTATTTAACCGTTTAGTAAGAATCCTGGAATTAAATTTACAAGGCTTTGATCCCACGGCAACTTATCAGTATACTAATACGATCCGTGACAAAAACTTGTTTAGTCGCGGAGACATCATCTGGAACCTGACAGAAGACAGTCTTCAGGTCTTTGATGGCAAANNGTGGCAAACATTATACGCGCCCAGTGGAAAAGGCGTGAAGGCCACGGGACAGCTCGGCAAACTAACAGTGTCGACAAACGGTGCAACCACGGTCCCAATACTATAATGCCTATAACAAACATAAACGGCGGCTATAAATGGGGTAAGTCCGGAAAGACTTATCCAACAAAAGCCGGAGCAGCAAGACAAGCCCGGGCAGCGTATGCTTCGGGATACAAAAACGGAGGATCGGTGCCAAAAAATTATAATAAAGCAGTATCTATCCCTGGTTCTGGAAAAGCTAATTTGCCTCCAGGATTTGGTGGTTTTCCTTCGAACACAGGACAGGCAGGCATTGACCCCAGTTCGGTTGCGGGCAGTCAAAGCATGGGAGAAGCCTACAAAAGATTCCTCGCAGGGTTGCTTGGACCAGGTAACACAAGCTCTGCGGCGGCGGAAGGGTTTAGAAACGCAGGGCCTTCAGGAGATATGGCCCTTCAAAGAATAAGCAGTGGCATATACAACGCTCCCGGCGGAAAAGGCAGTGGTAAAGGTGCAGGCGGTGGTCGGGGTAAGATGCAAAGAGCCAAAAAG